TTCCAATTCCAGCCCCACCAGCGCCAACCGTTACCGTAAAGCTGGGACTAGCCAAAGTTACCGAAGCAGTGTCGCTGAGCATACCCCCAGCGCCACCACCGCCGGAAAAATCGCCCACTGCTCCGCCCCCACCGGCCACAATCACATATCGGACAGAAAATGGCACACCCGCAAATCCCGACATATTGGAATACCGTGTTTGGCTTGTCAGCGTAGAAGTTGAGAGTGACCTAATAGACATTAGACCGCCACCTACGAGATTTCAGTACCGAAGATGTTGAACGATAGCGCGTTCGCTGTTGCGGCAGTCGCGGTAATAACATCAGAAGCATCCATAGTAATACCGAGAGTCAAAGTCGTAGAATCATTTGCGGCAATCGGCACTTCCTTGGCGATGTAGTGCTTATTCGCAAGCGTTTCACCGTCAGGCCTAATGGCCAAGTTGAAAGTATCAGCACTAGCAGTGATATTGGCAACGACAATAGTTGAGATTACACTCTCGGTTGCCGCTGGCACGGTGTAGATGTTTGTGTCGGAAGTAGAGGTCAGGTGGGCCTGAGCCAAGACTTTGTATGCGTTTGCCATTTTGTTATGCTCCCATCAGCAAGAATTGAGTTTCCAAACCACCAGCCGCGCCTGACGTAAAAGCAACCCAAGCGCTTCCATCGTAATATTCAAGCGCATTCGTGTCAGCAAGATAGCTGAACATACCCTCGGATGGTGAAGCGATAGCCGCATTCCGAGCAGTCGAATCAGCAAAGACCATTACGGTCTGTTGCATCAGATAAGTATCTACATCGTCAGCAGTGAGGACCTCACCCGCAGTGAAGTCTTTGAAACCTGCGCCCGCCATTTTACTCCTAGAAAGCCAAACTGTTACTACCTAGTGTACCGAATACCGCGTCATCCAGTACCAAGGAAGTGAACTCAAGTGAAGCGAGTCCAATAACAAAGTCATGTCTGTCTTTTTGAATCTCCTGGTCGAGCTTGATAATCTGCCCATACTGCGAGATTGGGTCGCCCAAGTCGTTGGGAGTGAACTTGACCAGAACGACATTGCCTAGCTCGAGACCGAGAACAGCCGCACGGTTTGGAGCGGTCATCGTGTCTAGGTTCATTACGATTCCGCTGAAACGGTATTCCGGCTCACCGTATTTAGCAACCGTATAGTTAGCCAGGTTAGCTAGCTGAGTGGTCGAGTCGAGCAGGGTGTCAATGTCCTCGGCTAGCACTCCATATTTTTGAATGGAAGTGGAGTTTTGCGCCGTAGATGACCCGGCCTCAGAAGTGACCGTAACCGAGTTCACCAAAAGCTCAGTACCGTACTCTACGGTAACGGTCCGGTAGGGAATCCCCGTGCCGTCATCTGCGAAAGTGACCAGGCCGTCACTCTTTGGAGCGGCTGACGAACTGGACTTGAAAGTCAGGTCCCCATCTTTGGCGATAAACAGAGCACCCTGCTCCGATGCCTCAACCAGTTGGAGATACTCGAGCGCGTTGGAATCGTAGGCGTAAGCTCCAAGCTCAGATGACCCGGTGCTGATGTCTCGCCTATCGGCTGGCCAGTTCACGGCGGCAAGGTCAAGGATGCTCGTGACTCGAGCGCCACTCGTTTGGGCTGTCGGCGTACCTGCGATTAGCTGACGGGCCAGGGCCGTGAATTCATCGGTTGCCTGAATCTCTGCCTTAGAGACACCGCCAGGTTCATAGCTGAAGTTCCAGTCGTCAATAACGCCTGAGAACTGTCGGACCCCATCGGTGGTCACTCGAATCTTGCGACGTGGAACAATCTGGCGATAGTAGGGTCCATCGGCGTAGTTGGGGTCAAAGCTACGGTCCTGGTTGTTTAGCTCAACGGTTAGGGTCCCCGCCGAATACCTGTCTAGGTCACGGGACTTGCCTCGATTGAGCGTTGCGTTGATTGACTTGTTCGAGATATCCGAGAACACATCATCACCGCCAAGACCAAATACGCTGTCGAGAACGCCCTGAACTGGGTCGTCAAGAATGAATCCCTCTGGAGTCTCAAACTCAATAACGACAGCCATTACGCGCTCGCAAAGACTGGGCCAGACTGGCGCTCGTACCTCTTGATTTCACGAATGATGGCCTCACCGATACGGCCACCCTCCGCACCCATACCGGCGTTCACCGTAATGTTATAGGTCGCACCCATGCGGCCTTTGTCCAGCGGTACGACTGCTTCCGGTCCTGCCTCTCCAATCATAGCCAGGGTTGCGCGGTCCACGATACCGCCCTCAGCCAGACGGGGAATGCTCAGCTCTGGAATCTCAGGGAAGTTGAACCCGAATGTCTTACCGGCCAGGTCACCGAAGATGTCGTAGTTCGGCACCTCGACCTTGAACTGGTTTATCTTGCCGATGACCCAGTTGATTCCACGAATCAGAGAGTTGATATACCCCTCGAACACGGAAATCATGCCGTTGATAATGCCCTTGAAAAACTCACCAAGCGCGGCAAAGCCCTCTTGAAGTTTCGCACCTGTCTCAGACCAGATTTCACTAATGCTCGTAGTGAACTGAGCCCAGGCCTCGGGGACCTTCACCGTGAAAGTTTCGATGAACCAGTCAGCTAGTCCGGTGGCTAGGTCAATCGCACCCTGGACAAAGCCCTCCCAAATCTTGCGACCAATCTCAGTCTTAGTAAAGAACAGGACCAGACCGGCCACGAGTAGCGCAACCGCCGCAACTACCAGGCCAATCGGGTTCATTAGCATGGATAGGTTCAGGCCTCGCTGAGCCAAGGTTGCCTTGATGGTAGCCGCAGTCTGCCCAATAAGTGCCGCCTTAGAGGCCACCCAAGCGACACCGAGACTAACCAGTTGCCCAAGCTGAAGCAGATACTGCCCGGACAGCAACTTGCTCATTACGAGCCCAAACTTTTGCGCTCCGGTCAAAGCGTAGGTTGCTCCAGCCGCACCGTAGCTTGCCGCAGCAACACCAGCTTGAACTCCGGCCACGACCAGCATGATGGCCTTATACGCCGCAAACGCCCTGACCCCGGCAAAGATTGTGCCAACCAGAATGACCAGGAATCCATCGAGCGACTCAGCCATCAGAGCCACTACCTTGAGGACCGGGGTAAGAACCTGGAGCACTCCGGTCAGAATGGGGACCGCAGATGTAGCCAGAGTGCCGAGAATCGGAGCAAGCATATCGATGGCTGTCTCAGCCAGATTGAGCAATGGAGGCAGAACGTCCTGAAGCCCCGAGACGAGCTGGGGTATAGCACTGCTCATAAGCTGTGTGAGGACCGTCAGAGCGATTTCAAGGCCCTCGGCTAGGACCGGGCCTAGAATCTCTGCTACGCGCTCTACGAGCGGCTGAAGCCCGCTGAGAGCAGGGAGCATTTCAAGGAACGCATCGACCAACGGCTGGAAGAACTCAGCCAATCCACCTGCGCGGTCCCGTAGCTCACCAAAGGTTACGCTGAGAGTGGCAAAGAATGGAGATAGGTTACGGACCGCATCGACCAGGGTATCCAGGCGTGGGTTCAGGAACTTACCGATTGCCTCACCGACACCCTTGGCCGATTCCTCGATTGGCTCAAGGCCCTCGATTGCCGCCCTGAAGAACTCACCAAACTGGTCGTAGATTGGACCAATCAGGTTAGCGCCGACACGAGAGATTGCCGCAAGCGTATTAGCAAAAGCACCCTCGGTGGAATCACCCATCTTGAGTGCGGCCCCACCGATTTTATTCTCGAGCGCATCCACCAGAATGTCGGCAGAGATTTCTCCGTCAGAGGCCATCTCCATTACTTTGTCGGCGGTGGTCCCAATCGTATCGGCAAGCATCTGATAGATTGGAATACCACGGTCAGCCAACTGCTGAAGCTCGGTCCTCGATGCCTTAGTGTTCGTAATGACCTTGCCCATAATGGACTGGATATCTGAAAGCGGCTGACCCGTGATTGCGGCAGTATCAGCCATAACCTTGAGGACACGGGTAAGCTCCTCACCCGGTTGAACGCCAGCCGCAACAGCCTGAGCCGCAATGTTAGCCGCATCGCCAAGACCAAACGCCGTACCCTTCACCGAGGCAAGGGCAGAGTCCATAATGCCCTCGATACCCTCAGCCGTGTGGCCGAGACCCTTGAGCATGAACTCTGCGTTCTCAATCTGCTGGAGACGGCCAAAGCCCTTGGTTACCGCAAAGCCGACACCGGCAATAGCCGCACCCGCAACGGCACTAGCACCTGCGATACCTACCCGCAGTGCCTTCTCGACAAAGCCCAAGTTGTTTTGGAAGCCAACGATGGCCTTGTTCGCCTTGTCTAGTCCAGCTAAGTCAGCCTTGTAGACAATGGGTATAGTTACGCCCTTAGCCATAAATACGCTCCTCCACCTTCTTGGTGAACTCGTCTACTGTTTTTTCAATCCAATGGACCATCGCTGGGCGCATCTCAATAAACTGCTTCCAGACAAAACGGCCAGCCTTGGGATTGGGGTTGCGATATCGAGCGTTCAGATTGCGAATCATCGCCGCACCCTGCGGTGTCTCAACAAAAGTGCCTCGAGTACCGGCAAGGTCAGCCATCTTGATTGCCGCCTTGTACTGGCCTCGACCAAATACCTCGATACGAGCTAGGGACCTACGCCCGCTTGGAGTGACGTAGGCCGTGGCTCGGACCGGGGTCCAGTAGAACCTGGAGTTGGGCTGACGGCCAAAGCCAGAGAGTGGAGGGTTGGCCTCGGTGTTGATTTTCCCAGAGATTTTGTTAGCGAATGGCTGGAGGTCTGACTTCAGCTCATTGACGAAATGCTTACGGGTGTCCGTGCCGAGAGAGTTCATCTGCTTGACAAGGTTACGCACCTTGGTCTTGTCGATGTACGGCTTCAGCATTTTCTACTCCCGGGACCAGTTTACCGTTTCTTTTGGCTTGCCTTCTGAGCCCTGGCGATAACCGCTCGGCTGAGTGTCCATAGCATCCTGGGCTCCAGCTCCAATAGTTCACGGGGACTAATCCCTGTCTCGATAGCCAGGTTAGCTATCATCCAATGGAGGCTGGAGTCACCCAGGCCTACTATTTTTTTTGTTCTGGACCCTCGCCCACCATCGAGACCGATTCGACCCACTTGTCAAAGTCATCCTTGGTTTCACCCGTGCGCTTGAGCACGTGCCACGCCAGGAAGAACAGGTGGGTCAGTCGGACATCTGACTGGAGCTTGGCCACGCTCATGTCGAACTTGGTTTCAAAAGCAACCAGGTCAGCCGCTATCGCGGTCACTACTTTCGTTGAGCCATCCAGGTAGATGACTTGTAGGTCAAACGGGTTCATGTTAGGACTCAGCCCTCACAACCGCACCAGAGACAGGCCACGAGACTGAGAGTGTCGCCAAGTCACCCACAGATGAAGCGAATGGCTGGTACTCAGTAACGAGTGCGTCAAAGGTATAGGTGGGGTTGGTCGCGCCAACGGCATCCGAAGTGGGCTTGATAACAATCTCCACCGTGGTACCGAGCAACGGCCAAAGGGTTGCGTCTACCGAGCTAGCGCCAAAGTCCTGGTGGAAGTCAAGCGATACGCTTCCATCCTTCAGGCCAGCGGTGCGGGTCCGCCAAGAGTCACCAAATGCGGTCACTTCCTGTTCCTCGGCAGACGTGTCCAAGGTGACGGCGGCAAGGCTCGAGCTGAAGTCCGTGCCCCCAATAGTAATCGAGTAGTCAGTTGCGACAAACTTTGCCACAGTCATCTCCTAATCAGCGTATACGGCCACCGAATAATCGGCAGCCAGGTAAGTTACCTCTCCCAATGATACCGTACCGTAGTTAGTCATTTCAGTTACACGCACGTCGTATGCCGAGCCACCCAAAGTTTTGTCTGACTCAATAGCAAGCTTGACCGAGCTGGCCCCATTCGATGTATAGGCATCCAAGTTGCGTTGGCCTATACGCTCTGAGGCTCTACCTGCGAGTAGGGTGACTGTGAAGTTGTATTGAGTCAGACCGTTAGCGAATGCCTGGTTATACAACACGTTCTCGAGCTGTATGACGGCGACAGGCGGGTTGGGGTTGTCGGGAATCTCGAGCGCTACCCTAAGACCAGATACGGTCCCAAGGTTAGTCCCTAGCCCGTCACGCAGGTCAGCAATACTCATCCCATGCCCAATCTACGGAATGGGCTAAGCATGGCTTCCACGTCTGGGTCGATACGGCCAACGCGCATCGCTCCAATGTCCCCAAACCCTGCGATACCGAGCGGGGAATCGTAACGCTTGAACTGGCGCATCGAGTAAAGAATCGTAGCCTGCCTGACCGCAGAGGGAATCTCGGCGTACCCCCAAGTGCCGACTACCCTAACACTTGGGTCAGAAGTGTGAATGTCCGGGTTAGCGTAGGTAGGGAATAGGTAGTCACCGATAGCTCGAATCCGAGTGTAAGGACTAGCTAGGCCACCAGCCAGACCGTTTAGCGGCTCAAGGCTGTAATCCGTGGCGGTCCAGGTAGTGTCCCAAGTTTCGCCATCGCTCGAAGTCGTCAAGCTCGAGATACTCTGAAGGTCGTCAATGAAGCAAAGCGATGCGCTATCAGCCGAGTAGTACCTTGTCTCTGAGCCGACATCGTAGAACACGCGCTCGCAGAATCCGTCAATCTGCCGAGAGGCAGACTCAATCGCAATCTCCAAAAGGTCATCGTCTACGGTATCCGCCACGGGAATCCGAAGTGCCGCCTTGACCTCAGCAAGAGTCGCGTATCCATTAGTAATCGGCATATTTGCTCCTCAAAACATTCTACCCGTTCTATACAAAAGGATACCCCCAGAGCGACCTACAAGCCCCGGGGGTATCCAGCTGTGTCTGACTAGGCCTGAACCAGGTGCTTGACGTGGTTAGCGTGAGTCAGCTTGCCATCGAATCGGTAAACGAAACGGTAGGCGGTGATGTCGTTTGCGAAGTACGCATCGGTAGATGTAGCCACCTCGAGACCAGTGGTAACAATCTTGTACGACGGCAGGTGACCGAACAGTACGGTCTTTTCTCCGGTGGCGATTGAGGCCATAGCTGGGTTCTCGTAAATCGGGAATCCAAGAATACGGTCTGTTCCACCAACCTGCGGGTCGTAGATGTAGTTACCAGCAGTGTCCTTGAGCTTGCGAATCGCACCAAGCGTGGAGGTGTTAGCCATCCATCCAACGCCGGGCAGACGGCGAGCCGCACCGTCAATGCTGTACGCAAGTTCAATCAGCTCGTCAGCGGTGATAGCAGTTGCAGAAGCAGCTGTAACACCTGCGGCTGATGCGGTAACGATACCCTCGGTCTCACTCGAGCCAGTACCAGTGGTAGCAAGGTCGTTCACCTTGAAACCGATTGCGTTGCCGGCCTGCTCTGCGATAACACCCTCAATGTCAAAGCCAGCGTCCATAACAAGTTCGTTGGCGAGCTTGACGATGAAGGCCTGCTTAGCGGGCTGGAGCAACACCGAGTCAAACGTGGGTTCGCTGTCGGAGATGGCTCCACCTGCGGCAACCTGGGCGGCTGTCGAGTAGGCGGTGTAGACAGGAATACGGAAGTCGTTTCCAGTGCTACGAGTGAAGACCTCAGAAGTGTCGAGCATCGGACCGACCAGGCGGGCGATACCGTAAACACGGCTCAGGAAGTCAACGGGTACGGTGTCCTCAGAGGGGACCAGGGTGGCACGCTGTTCAAAAGTGTGCTCGCGCACCTCTCCACGGGCCATCGAGCGGAACACGTCTGCGCCAGACTCTACCTTCTCGGCAGGCTGGAAGTCGCGGGACGCCTCAGCAACCTCAAGTGCGCGCTCCTCATTACGCTGAGCGACAGCGATAGCTTCATCTGCACGACGAATGTCTGCCTCAATGCGCTCAATCTTTTCGCTCTCGGCCACATCGAGTCCACGGCCTTCAGCTTCAGCAGAATCGATGGTCTCACGAATCTGCGAAACAAGGTTGGCACGCAACTCTTGCTGGCTCTTGACGAATCCAGACATAGATTTACTCCTTGTATTGGGGTGATTGTTTTTGGATGGCGGTTCCGCTCAATCCCTACGGCCGGCAGAGCACACTCACGATTCCGGCATTACTAGCTTACCAGACGGCCCTACATAGGCGTGTTTTAGGGGCAAAAAAAAAGTAGTCTACAAAGCTCGACTTTTCACCGGATAGTCGCTATCCTTGTTCTATCGGCGCTCGACTGGCCCGGAATGCTCTACTGAGTGGATGTCCCG